CCTGTAATTGCTGCTGCAGAAGATGCACCAATAATTGTACCATCAATGTTACCACCGTTAATGTCAGCAGTTGTAATAGTACCCGTTGTAATATTAGCTGTACCAAGAGTCGTTGTACCAGTTACACCTAGCGTACCTGTAATGCTTGCGTTCTCGTCAACATCAAGAGTATCTATATGGGCTGTGCCATCAAGGAAGAGATCTTTATACTCTAAGGAAGTTGTACCAAGGTCAACTGTATTGTCAGTCTTAGGGCGTAGTACGGAAGCTGTAGCTACAACGTCTTGACTAGGGCCAATCGTTTCAATAGGCGCACCCTCACCTGCAGTGCCATCGTGTGTATGACCTGTTGAAGCGTCAAACGCTGATTGAATAGCGTCGTACTCAGAATCTAAGTCAGACGCATTTATGATATTGCCATCAGCAATGTTGTTTGCTGTGTCAGCCCTCGTGTATCCCGTACCCATTTAAAAGCCCCCTAAAAAACTATTGTTTTTCTTGATATTTTCTTCTGCAGGTATAACCTGTAAGTTTTGATGTATATGAAGACCACATATATTTTTACCACTAAGAGGCACTATATGATCTACGTGCATATTGCAATTAAAAGTTTTGTTTAGCCACTGACAGTGAGCATAGATATACTTTATTCTATTTATATCAGCCCACAAAGGAGTAGCTTTTTTCTTTTTTGCTCTTCGTAAAGCCGTGTGATGATTGACTAAAGCCGTATTTTCGTTTTTCCATTTACGTTGTGAGGCTCTATGCCTTTCTCTGTTATTATCTCTCCAAACAGCATTTGAAAAAAGTATTTGTTCTTTATTTTTTTCATATCTTTTTTTATTTATAATACCAGAACATTCTTTACATTTTGATTGTAAACCTGATTTATTTCTACTACTTTTGTGGAAGTCTGAAAACTCTTTGCTTTCTCCACAAACGTAGCATTTTTTAAAAAACATAGCTTACTCTCTCTCTTCCTTATTGCCTGTCATGCGCTGCAAACTCTAACGTAGCTGCATCTAGTGAAAATGGTGGATCTGTTCCTTCAAAGATATACTGTATTGATACAACAAAACCTGAACCTACTACTTGATTATTAAACACCGATACAAGTTTACCACCATAACTACCTGTGCCGTAACTTGATACACCGTAAAACGCAACAGTAGCTGTTGTGTTAGCTATACCTACAGATGTAGGCTGTATCTTATTAGGTTCATCAAAGTCAAACTTTAAAGTTGCGTTACCATCTACTGAACCTTCAGGGTCAATATATGTAGACAGCTTATACATAGTCTTTCTTATACGTGGATCACCCATAGCAAAGAAAGGTGTACTAAATGAAGCTAAGATATTTGCAGTATCAAAACTATTACCACTCTCCATACGATACACGTAACCGTCACTATTAGCAAATATAATTATTTCATCTGCATCATCAGTAGAGAATACACTATCCGCTACATAAGAACGTATACCTCTAGTTTCAGCCCACGCCATACCTTGTGATGTCTGATCAGCAAACTGAGTACCAAGTATACCTTGCGCTGAGTCTTCACTAATAGCTGCAGCGTAACCGAATAACCTGTACTGGTTTTTCTTTCTGATTACACAAGAGCTAAACTTAGTATTAGAACTAAACAGTTGGTTTGTTTCGCTCTGTATAGGTCTTGATGCAACAGCTAAACCAAAGTCACCAATACGATCAGTTGCACTTAATAGTCTAATACCATCAGGACCAACAAATGCAATATCACCGCCAACCTCTTGAATAGTATCTTCTTTAATACAACCAATGTCTAGTGATATAGGTTGTAACTGAAAGTCAGCTATTGTATTACCTACAAGTCTATGTATTTTACCACGACTAAATATAATTAATTGTTCACGAAAAACTATTAAACCTGTAATATCATCTGTAACATTTATAACACCAGAACCATTAGCTGCACTAAAGTCATTATCAGTAAACGGTGCAGTAAAACTTAAAGTACTACCTTTACCAAAGAATATCTGGCTTTTAAAAGCTACTACATGGTCTGCAGCATCTACATCGCTTGGTGCAGCAGTAAGTTCAGTAAACGTTGTACCGTCATACTTATACGGTTTGTTAGTACCGTCTACCACCATGACACTAGGTGTACCGCTAAAGTTATACCTAGTAAATCTATTTACACCGCCCAGCGCTCTCTCTGTAGCTAAGAATGTAATAGCTGCATTATCAGCAGGACTAGAAGCTAGGGCAGGGTTAATCGCTAGAGTAGCACCACCAGAGCTTACTGTAGCGTCTGACGTAACAGTGTAGACTTTCTCAATACCAGCTACAGTAAATGTATCACCTGCCTGTGGTGTACCTGTAAGTCCATCTACTATTAAGCTTGTACCAGTTTGACTTCCACCGTTAACTAATACAGTTCCGTATGAAGGTACATTTATTTGTGTCCAGCCTGATCCAGTAGACTTAAATATATCACCATTACGATAGGCTATAGCGTTCTGATTAAAGTAGTACAAACCTTCTATAACATCAGAGGTGTTACTAAAAGTAATTGCAGCTTGATCAGCAGGTGAGCTATCTAGTGATGTAGTAAGCGTAATGGTAGCTGAGTTATTAGCTGCACTAAATGTTACACCTGATGTAGCAATAGTGTATGTACCCGTTACACCCGCTATCGTTAATGTATCACCGTCCTGTGGTTCAGTATTAATGTTAGCTATGTTAAGCGTAGTACCTGACTGACCACTACCTTGTACTTTAGGCATACCGTAGGGTGGTACTGTATCAGAGTCAAACTTAGTAAAACCCTCTATGCGTCTGTAGCCACCCTCAATGGATGGCTCAAAGTTACGCAAAGTACGAGCAGAGCCAGGAGAGTTAATACCTTGCTGTAAAGGGCTTGCATTGGTTATTAAACCACCCTTAAACTCGACAGGATATGTCTGCCATTGTGTAGGCATATTTAACTAACTCTCGTTACATTAGAGTAATGTGTAGTGCGGTGAATACGTGTATCCCTCAAGTAGTCATAACGATTAATATAAAGTGTACGCATATTCTTTATACCAGCTTCAAACTTTTGTTGTTGTATATTTGCATCCTGAGTATTACCTCTGAATAGATACGCATAATACATAGACCCATCAGCTATAACGTAACGAAACTGTTCAGGTACGCTAGGTACATCAGTTGCATTAATTAAGTCTACAGGTAATCTATAATACTCGTACACTAACTCATATGCGTTATCTGGGGGTGGTACTACGCCATACTCCATGTTAGGTGTACGGAATATACTCTTAGGCAAACCTCTTATAGTATCACTTGTATTATACTCATTATCAATAAACTTGTCAAGGTATTCTTCGTAAGAAAGTATTTTTAGTTTTTCTGTTTGGTTATTAAATGTAGAGTTACGCTTAATACGAAAGCTATCCATGTCAGGTACTTTCATATCATTAGGAAAAGCGTAACGTGTTTCACCTGCAGTAAGTGTATCTTCTTGTTCTACGTGGTTAAAGGGCCACTCAAACTCGTGCTGGTTAATATAACGTATAGCTGCATTTACACTGTCTTTAGCTGCACTATAAAAGCCTATAGCGTTACCAAAGTTATCACTTGTAAGTTCAACTTCATTCAAACGCTTATTGACATCATTTACTAAACCTAAAAAGTCATATGCCATATTAGCGTTCCCTTACCCGAAGCTTAATACTTCTTTCAGCAATACTGCCTGTACTGTCAGTCATAGTACAAAAGAAAGTATACTCTTCATTATTTGTACCACCAGCTATATTAATTGTAGCTACAGTATTAGTATTAGACTGTGCAGTATTCTGAATAGTATCTGTACTCGCACCACCTGATGCAGTATTTAAATCTTGACCTGCAGCTAAGGTAGTCTTTGTAGTGTACGATGTAGTCTTAACTGACCAAGTAACACTTGCTATAGTTGCACTACCTAAGAAACGTGACCAGTCTACACTGTAGTCTAACGTTTCATCTGGATCTTTATTAGGCCATCTAAAGCTCATGCTTAATCCTCAGTTGCAAATACAGTACGTTCCGCTGCAGTAGATTGTCTTTCTATAAAAACTATTCTTATCTGTTGGGGAATACGTACCGTTCTATCTTTTGTTGTAGTACCACGCTCAATAAATATTAATCTATTCTCTTGAGGTACTCTGGCTGTTCTCTCTGCTGATGTAGACATTTATGCAGCCCTCGCTATATAAATAGTTCTACGTCTGCTGTACTGTTCTTTAAAGGCATCAAAGTCAAATATAATACCTGTAGCTGTTATTGTACCTGCCTGACCTGTACCACTTACACCTGTAGGATATACTTCAGAGCCGTACTCTATTTGACCTAATGCAGTAGTACCTACAACGCCTACAAGAGTTACAGTATTGCTAAG